TTTCTCGCCTAAACTGAGTTAAAAATACCCAATCAAGCTGACCCAACCAGCTAGTCATTTTCTTCTTGGTATGTGGATCAATCCAAGAGAAAGCCATAGGCTTATTTTTACCTTTACGTATCATGTTACCCGGAACAAGATACTGTTTACGAATGCTAGACATTACATTCTCCATTCTAAATGGAGAAGTATGTGTAACATCACCACCTCTCTTTGAGAGTGTTTGTTCAGTCAAGCTATACTCCTTAGACCACCTTTTTCCTGCAGCAAGTTCAGCTGCTGGTACAAATAAAAGATCATCACCAGTTACAAGTTGCACTGGTGCAAGGTAAGTAGTGCCTGTAGGAATTAGGTCATTAACTATACGCAACTTGTATAAATCTGGTTTTTCACCAACAAGAACATCAGTTGCACTAAATAGTCTCTCACCAAACTCCATGTAGAATACTGATCTACCAATACCAGCCTTAGATGGCTGAGCAGCCATTGTAGAGTCTGAATAATACGCCAAAATAGGAATATTCTTTTCATCAGCTCCTTGCAATAACCATTGGAAAGGTACATCATCATCAATATATCTCTTAGGGAACTTATTCATGTAAGACACGATATCATCCCCACCAAGATTAACTTTAAACAGCAGTTCTGCTACACTACTTAAAAGTATAGGTTCTTGCTGATATAAAGCCCCCCAGTGATTTTCGGTTGTTAAACCAGCCCAATCAGTGGAGTCTACAGTTTGAAGTTTAGATATTAACATAGTGGATAAATATTAGAATCAAGATTAGTTTTCGTTATTAATGTGTTAAGCTTCGTCTGATTGATTCAAGTGTTTCACCAGAAGAAGGTTTATCCTTAGAGTCAGCTGCTTTAGCTGGTCTATAACCAGTTGTTGAAATTCCAGTAGATGATAAAGTTCTATCTAGTTCTTCAATAGCTTTAGTCTTTGCTGAAGCAGTAACATTTTTTAAATTACCATCAAATTGCCCAGTTACAATAAGATAAGCTAGTCTGATATCAAAATCAGTCGGATTTTCAGCTCTTTTCTTACCTACTAAGCTGTAAGTAGTACCTGTATCTTTATCTATAGCTACAGGTACTGTAACAGCTTCATATATTTTCTTCTTTAATGGTTCTGACAATTTTTGTGTAGGGCTAAGTTCTTTTAATCCGTCTAACCTTGTTTTTAAAGTATTCATTTGATTAAGAACTATGTCTTCATTTGCTTTTTTTAAAGCTTTCCCTGCTTGTTTTTCACTATCCATAGTCTGCTTCCCTTGCTCTTTTAATAGTTTAAGAGCAATCTTACCTTTCTCTTTTAACTTATCAAGAGTTTCAGCTTCTTGGATAGCCAAATCAACTTCTTCTTTAGTAAAATTTCTAACTACTAATAACTGCCGATATAAGTCTTTAGCTAAGTTATCATCGGCATCTACTTTATCTTCAGTAATAGAATCTAATCTATCAGTAGCTACTTGTAATTGTATAATTCTATCATGAGGTACACCACTCTCTAAAGCATCTAAATATTCTTGTTGCTTTTCATTAAGTGATTTCTTCCATGATTCAACATTAGAATCAATAGTACGTCTATGCAACTCTATAAGAGCTGCTGATGCACTACCAGTATCAGTAACCAATTTATCAAACTCTGCTTCGTCAAAGTCAGTAAGAACCCCCTCTTCATATAAAGCTTTGGCGAGGACAGAGTATGGTGGTGAGGAAGAGGAGCTACTTGCTTTACTAGAGGGGGTCTTACCTTTTCCTATTACTTTTACCTCATCACCTTCATCTGTTTCTTTATCTATAGATGATAAGTCTGCTACTATAACTTCATCCGAAGCTATATTATCATCAGTTATCACCTCAGTCGGCTCTTCAGAACCATTTTTACCGGGTTCCTCAGTCCCAGTTGCTACAGTATCAACACTATCCATATCAACCGGAGTCATGATGTCACTATCGCTGTCATAAAATACTTCCATACTCTTTGATTTTAATTACAAATATAATACAAATTATCTATAAAAACTAGATTTAACTTTGAGAATTATAGTATTACTATAGCTTTTTACAATTTGAAGTTTTCATTGATTTTTTTAAGATATATTTTTGAAGATTTACAATGAAGACAAACAACTTTACAAATAGGTAATTCTGAATATGTTATAATATTGCATAAAGAACATTTATAATAAGCACCACCATTCTCAAAATATTCAGAACTTATTGAATTAACTCCAACTTGCTGCTCTAGTTGATTCATTACTTTTTAGACCACTTCCTAGCATTAATTGCAAACTGCTTCTTCTTACGCATCGCAGAACTATCACCTTTCTTAATCGCTAATTTACTAGCAGGTATATTCTTATCTTTAGCAGTTCCTGTAGTCTTTCTTAAAGATCCTCTCTTAGACGGCTTAATGTAGATTCCACCTTTACTCATCTTGTTGCATTTACAGGTTTTTTACTTAAAGCTTTCTTTTGTAACTCTTCATCCTTAGTAGCATGCTTATCATCTAGATTTAATTCTTTTTCTCTTAACCTAACATCATCAGCATGCTGTTGTTTTTTTAATTCAAGCTCTTCATCTTTTAAATCTACCATATCAGCTTCATATGCTGACTTATCTCTTAATTGAGATTCTAACAACTTAACTCTAGAATTAAGTAATGCTACTTTTTCAGTAGTCATATTTTTCTCTTGAGCAGCCTCGTTCTTCATTTTCTGCAAAGCCTCCATAAGTTGATTCTTCTCTTGATTAGCTTGTTGTGCCATTTGATCAGATTTCTCTTCACTAGACTCAAGCTTACGTCTTTTACTCATTACACTACCAGACATATAAATAGCCATTGCATCAGATAGTCTAGCTTTACCAGATTGAATAGCCATACCAACAAGTTGCTTAAGTGACTGAGTAATCTCAAGGTCAGAGCTTGCATCGCTTATAAATATTCCATATAACCCAGTAGCAAAAATCTCATAATCAAAGTCAAGTAATGCTGAAGACCCGTCATCAAGTACAAACTGCCTTTTAAACTTCTGGTCTCTCCATACATGTCTAGTAAACTCTAAAGTATTCTCTAGTACACGAAGTTTAGTATTATCATGCATATAGAACCACATCTCTGTAATATGTGCTGACTGAGTTCTAGCTACTTCAACATTACGAACAAGTTCTCTTTGTTCTATTTGTCCTTGTCTTTGTGGAGATATTCCAGTTATATCATCAATATGCCCTTTAATAATTTGGAGCATCTGTAAATTCTGTTGTATGTATTGAGCATTAGTAGTATCAATGGGTTGACCACTACCAGTAAAATGTCCAGCCAACTTACCCATTGCTGCACCTTTATTACCTTCTTTAAAGTAATCCTCTGCAGCAAAACCCATTTCATTAAAATAATAAATCCAGTCTTCTATTTCCCATCCATCAGGAATAAGATGTAATGGTAATCTAGGTACAACGCCTCTATTCTTTATAATAGCCTTTTCATTATTATACATAATAGCATTATAAAGATACTGATAAGGCTTGCCGAATGACATTAGAGACATAGCAGTACTATTATTAGCATTATATATAGTACCAACTACAGGAGACATACATTTAGATGGATTAGACATACTCATACTAATTCTAGGTATTGGTCCCATCCCTATAAATACATCACCTTTTAAAATAGTAGTCTTTAACCATTCAGTAACCCATTCCCATTTAATTTCTTCTCCAGCTTCTTCATCAGGCGTATATTCTCCAGATACATATTCCTTCTGCTGTACACCAAACTCATCAAAATAACTTTTAGTACCTATCTTACGCATACTCTTCCAGAGTACTCTAGTTTCACGTATATTACCATCTCTATCATAACCACCAGCAAATGCATCAAGTAATCTTGAACTATTAGCTATATATACACTTTCACCATAAGCTTCGTCATAATAGTTTTCAGGTATAGTTAAACGAGCAGATAAAGCCTGTTCTGGATTAGATGCTAATCCACTTCTTTCTTCTAATTGTCTAATTAATCCTGGTTTAGCTGATAACTCTTCATAATAATCATCTAATACTAAACCAAGTGGTCTATAGCCGTCTATTACTATAATTTGAGCATCCT